GGCCCATATAATGACAAAGGGCATTTGGGGGATCTGCCTGGACTGGTTGTCAATGCAGATGGTACAGCCACGTATCCGTTACTGGCACCACGCCTTAAATCACTGTCAGAACTGAAAGGTCACTCATTGATGATCCATAAAGGCGGTGACAATTACTCCGATAAACCTGCTCCACTGGGTGGTGGCGGTGCACGTTTTGCCTGTGGTGTCATTGAGAAATAACAGCAACATAGCCATATCGTCATAATTTCGTTTTACCCATAAAAAAGCCCTCTCACTGGAGGGCATTAAATCTGTATCGATGTTAAAGGTCAGAAGCTGTAACCTACGCCAAGCACCTAGGTTCCAGCTTTGACGTCACTGTCAGCATCAGTGGAAAAACTTGTATGCTCATAAGACGCATTAACGGCAATATTTTCAACCGGGTTAAGCTGAATACCTGCCCCATAAGCAAAGGCGGTTTTATTGTCAGAATTTCCCCAGTTATCCTTAATATGTCCGTTTGCTGCACCAATCATCACGTAAGCATTCAGATAGTCGTTAAAACGGTATGAAGGACCAACAAGAAGGGAGGTATAATCAGCATCACCTACCTTATACCCATAGTTATTAACATCAGCCGAGGTGTGTGTAACTGACCCCATCGCCCCGAATCCACTGTCCAGATCTTCCCAGTTATATTTTGATGTTGGCACCGTTCGCATTACCGGAAAGCCAGCCGCTTAAATCTGTGTAGGCATATCCAATTGAAACGGTATTTTTATACCCTGCTGCGTTAGCCACGCCGATGCTACCTAACGCCAGACCAACTAAAACCGCCACGACAATCTTTTTCATAACATTTCCTTTTTTTTGATTATTGACTGTGCGGGCTCAGTGAAACAGCAGCAGGTTAGAAAGTTCAATCATATTTATCGATCGTTTCGATCAAAAATACTAAGAAATAACCTGCTCAAATGTCGCGGTGAATGTTGTTTTCAGCAATCCCGCTTTCACACTCCATTTCCGGCAGACAACCTTAATCTGCCGGTATCCGTAAGGCGGAGTCCACAAAAACGCCTTCACACCGTTATGCTGTGACAAAAAGCCCTCCAGTGCCGGACCATCCTCCCGGTCAACGCGGATAGTCACACTGTATTTTTTCAGGTCATTATTGATCCCGGATGCACGCCGCTGCTCGTAGCCATCACCGAACCTCACCACCGACACCTGTGGTTCCGAATCCACCCCCACTGTCCGGGTCAACTTTCCAGTGAAAGGTTTTCATCATCGATATGCCCCGCTCAACCTGCCGCCGTCACGCCCCTGCTGCTGCACGAAATCAGCCGCCGCCTTTTTACCCAGATCATAAACCGCCTTCAGCGCCTGCGGCGTCAGTTCCGGCCCCGTGTTGCTGATTGCAATATGATACTGCGGTGCAAACATCGCCATCCCTCCGGAACCTGCTGCCACAACCCCCAGCTTACCGTCAGTACCGCGACGAAGCGGCAGTATAGCCTCCGGACCGGCCTCTCCCATTACTGCCGCCCCTCTGGCAAATGCAAAGAACGTCGGTCTGTTAACAATACTGCCGCTGTACTGACTGAGTCCTGCTGAGCGGTACACGCCGCCGTCCGCATTTGGAATGACCGACAGCGCCGCTGAACTGTATGCCCCGGATGGTGTACTTCCGCCTGCTGATGCGCCAAAGCCGAACATACCCAGTACTGAACCCAACAGTTTAGAAGCCGCAATACGTGCCTCCATTTTTGCCAGGTCAGCCAGGATGGAGACCGTCAGGCTCCGGAAACTGCCCTTTCCGGTCACGGAAAAATTCGCGATACTGTCCGCCATGCCGTTAAATGCGTTTGTGAAAACGTTCTCCGTCATGCCTGCCACGTTGCCCCCCTGCGCCAGAAAGTTATCCAGCGCCCGCGACGCGCCCTGCGTCCAGTCTCCCTGCGCAGCATCCACTTTCGCGTTATAATCCGCCCACTCAGCCAGTCGGCGATCGAGACTGGCCTGAAGTTCCTGCTCCGCCTGACGGTATTCGTCAGAACCGTATGTCCCTTTTGCCTTGCTGTCGCGCTTAAGCTGCTCCAGTTGTTCCTGGTAGTGCTGTTGAATTTTCAGATGCTCTTCGTACCGGCCACGTTGCTGATCGCCCATACCCATTGTGGCCAGCGCCAGTGCGTGCTGCTGCCTGACGCTGGCGACCTTCAGCCGATACAGCCACTTCAGCCCCGGCTGTCGCCTCCTGGCTGGCTTTATTCTGACTCTCAATAAAACGTTTTAGTCGCGCTTCAGCTCTCGCGGACTCACCGGAAGCATTCTGCAGAATTTTTACCACCCGTGGCATTTCATCACGGAATTTCTGCGAATCCATTCCCAGATCAAAGACAAGGTTAGCCACCTGGTCCATAACGTACTCCCCCAAAAAATGCCTTCGCCCGCAAACATCATGTCGTCATCATTTTTTTCAAATGCCGGTTCCGGGTCCGGCATCAGGCTGAAATCCGTTGCATCGTGAGGCTTTCCTGTCACCAGCCCGGCCACCAGCGATTTCAGGGTGGCGAATTCTGCGTCCAGATGCGCATCACTGAAGCTGTACTGCCGGAAATGTGCCGACCATTCCCCCAGCTCTGTTGCGCTCAGCTCTGACAGCATCCGGCGCCAGTCCCCCCTGCCAAACTCCCGCGCAAGCTGCATGGCAAAAAGAATTTCAGCCTTCAGGACTTTTCCGGCGAATCAGCCTCCGCACCTTCTTCTTCACTGTCAGAATCAGGGGGAGTCATTCCGCTCAGGGACAGCACCATATCGGCCCCTTTTCCCAACGCCTCATACGACCAAAGGGCGGCGATATTATCGCTGGTTTTCCCTGTATCCCGCGTCTGATCGCCATTCTGTAATGAGCGGGATACCAGCCAGGCATTAATATCAATCCCCATTCGCAAAAACGCGACCCTGCGTTCTGCTTCTGTTGATTCCTCCGTCTCCCGGTCATATTGCGCGGTGCGTTGCTGTATGTATTCCAGATACTCGACGCGTTGCAGTCCTGAAAGTTCGTACAGATCTACTGATGCATCACCATAAGTAAGCGTGTCTTTCTTCAAAAACATGATGTATTCCTGCAGAAGATGCCCCGACAGGCGGGGCAAAGGAGGGGGTTACGCCTGAGCGGCGGCCTGAACGGTGATATCCGCAATGGCGGTAAAGTTACCGTCTGAGGCCATGCCAATAATTTTTGCAGCTCCGACCTTAACGCCTTTCACTGTTGCAACGTTATCAGCCTGAGTAACCGTGGCAATCGTCGGATCTGAGGTGGCGATGCGCAGCATTTTATCTGTGGCATTGTCCGGTTTTACCGTAAACGTCAAATCAACCGTCGCGCCGACGCTCACGTTTGTTGCCTGTGGCGCCACGACCAGACCAGATACCGCTACCGGAGGTGCGGTGTCTTCCTCTGCCATATGTGGGCGCCCGACGCCTGTGATTTTCACTGTGCGGGTGATAGCCTCTTTGGACTGAACGGTCTTACCCAGCGAACTGATCCAGCCTTTAAAAACATCCACGGTTCCGTTCGGGTACTTAATGCGCCATGATTCCACATCGCCGCTATCAAACAGGTCTATCAGTTTTTTCTGCCCGGACTCTCCCGGCTTCCACGCCAGCGTGATACTGGTGTCCCCGGCGCTTTTTTGCCCCTGCGCGGTGGTTTTCCAGTCGGCATCTTCATCATCCAGGTAGTTATCATCTTCGGCGTCAGCGGTCATCTCACCGGGCTGCAGATCTTTGACCTTTGCCAGGCGCAGCCAGTCGTTATCGTTCAGCGGGTTCGCATATGCATCTCCGTTACCGGTATACAGCCATAACGTTGTACCGGCTCCTTTCACTTTTTTCTAGCGGGTCAGGTGCTGTCATAATACATTCTCCTTACATGGTGTAGGTGATTTGATATGTTATTTCCGTCATAGCCCAAAGAGCCATGTCACCATCACGCTGCCAGTCATATCCGGTCGGCGTCATGGTATCGATAAGAGAAGCCAGTTGTTGAACATCGCTGAGAGCCGGATAGATTTTCCCTTCCATCCAGTCATCCAGCTCACGGTCAGGACTTTCTGCTTTCAGGAACGCCGCAACGTGCAGATGTGCTTTCCAGTTGTCTTCATCAAGCTCTTCTCCCGTGTACTGCGCGTCTGTCAGCCAGACCACCAAAGCGGGTAAATCTTCCGGCGTGATAACGGCGGGCAGACCATCAAACAGCGTTACGCCTTCACCTGACGTTTCGGACAGGCGGTCAAGAATGGCGTTACGAATGGCTGTATGTTTGTTCATCAAAGTCTCCTGGTCAGGTACAGCCGGAGTTGCTGTTTCAGCGATGAAGCGAGTTCTTTGGAAAACTCTTCCGCAATGATGCGATTTTTAGCCTCTTCAAAGCTTTGTGTCAGTGCCGCCGCCAGCGGGACCTTCACTACGTCAATGGGATAGCGCTTCTTACCTTCGATGCGCTTCATCACATGCCAGCGCCCGTTTGCCAGTTGCTGGATAAAAGCATCACGGAACAGGTACGGCCCAATCTTCAGCACGCTACCCCCGCGCAGTAACTGTCCTTTGCGGCGCGTCAGCCTGACCTGCGCTGTACCGAGTTTAATGGCGGGCAGATTGCCCCGGTTGATACGGATGCGGGCATACTGTTTTCCCACATCAAAGCGGGGGGAAGCTTTCCATAATCTGACGCGCTGTTTAACCAGCCGGAAAGGAATGCCCTGTCGGTGGTTATCACCGGCGACCGTTTCTTTTGCAACTTTATGCGTGGCAAAAGAGATGGCCTTCTGCGCCAGTCGGTTTATCGTCATAGCAGATGCTTTCGGTATCATCTGCCTGTCAATACTGCTCAGATTCTGTACAGCATTTTCCAGCCCTTTAAGTGACATGCTTCCCCCTTACCGTCGCCGGGTATCTGCCGGAGGGTCTCCCGTTCCCAGCCAGATAACCCGGCTTCCACTGCTCTCTTCCGGCCCCATTCTGTCCACCCAGTAATTCTGTCCACCAATTTCCAGGGTGTCAGCTCGCTTCAGTTGATGCACGGCTGACGATTTCACGAAAATTGACGGGCTTATCCCCTCAATTCTGACGCCGCCTGCAGCATATGAAACGCTTTCCGGATCATCAAAAACCCCGGTCAGTGAGGCACCCGCCAGTACGCCCGACGTGATGGTTGCCGTAGTTCCCATGACACTGATAATGGCGTCATCGGCTACGGACATGGCAGTATCAAAAAGATTGTCTGTCTGCGACATACCGCGGCCCTCATAACGCAACAATCAGTCCGTCTCCCGCGAGCTCATCAACATATATCGCCGGAATACGCGCCGAATCCCCCGCCGGAACAGTATCCAGAACCCGATCGCTGTCCGCTGCCAGCGCATCAATATGAAGAGTGCGGACCGCCCTGATAAGGACAAATTCCGAAAAATAAGTATTACTTTTTGCAGATTCCGGCTCGTCCCGTGAGACTTCAGCCGTCGTTTCATCATCTTCTTTATCCGACATACCGCCCGCCTCTTCCTCCCACTCAGCGACACGTTGTCTGATTTCGGCGGCGCTGCCGGAAATATCCGCTTCCCGTCCGAGTTGTACGGCGAGTACCTGCAGGCGGGCTACATTCTCTTCTTTTGTTTCCATTTCGGTCATCCTTCTGATTTCATGACACAAAAAAAGGCCCTTACGGGCCATTTTGTCGATTTTCTCAACCTACCTGAACTACCACAAACTCATCCGGATCTGGCAGAACCATCAACGGAGAGGACTGCGTCATGGTGTACTCATTAGCCGGATCGCCAACAGTGATCCAGTGCTTCGGATAACGAACCGCTTCCACAATCCCTTCCGCCAGTGCCTGCTGATCCTGAATGGCGCCGTAGCAACGAATACCTTCCGACGCGGTATTCCCCAGGACCATTGTCCCTTCCGGCAGATAGCGTTTTTCGGTACCGTCCTTATCAACGTACGAGGTTTTGCAAACAAGAATAGCCAGATCGCCGTAATATCCCTTAAAGGACACGACAGCCCCCAGGTCTTTTACGGCGGTCTCCATCTCGGACGCTGATCCACGGCGGGTATCCAGTTTTTCACGGAACATCTTAAAGCTGTTCAGTTGACGCCAGACCTTTCCATCCATCACGGCGATATTAATCAGGCCGGATGCCTGATCGCAGTACAGGTCAATGTCATATGTCGGGTCGAAGTTATCGCGGTCCTGCTCTGACCATTTTTTACCTGCAGCCTGAACAATGTTGTTGGCCGCTGAGCGCCCGAAATCCACCTCCACTGTGTCGAACTGCTCACCCTCCATCGTGTACTTGCCGTACAGCACGGCATTAACGGCCTGCATTTCCTCAACCTGAACAATGGCGTGCTCCTCCTGCTTGAGGTTATCCGTCAGGATACGCAGGCGGCGATACGCCTGGTCGTTGAGTTTTGCCGGATCTTCTCCCGGTAAACGCTCTACAACCTGGTCGTAAGTGACCTCGTGTTTGGGATTTACATAGCCCGGGCGAATAACGCGGGTTTCACCGCCACGGTTATGTAACACCACCCCACCCACAACAGGAGAGACATAGGCGGCGATCGGCGTTTTCCCTTTGATTTTATCCAGCATCACTTCCTGAGTTTTAAAGGTCATGGTGCGACGGAAAAACAAATTCAGGAAAAGCGCGTTAAACTTGACCTTCTGCTCGGTATATCCAAGCAACTGACGAGTGGTAAACAAATTCATGAATAATATTCCTTTGAACTGTAAAAACAGAACAGGCCGCTGTGCGGCCTGATATTACGGTAATGCGGCATGACTGATGGCGCTGCCTACAAAAGCGTTCGCTTTTTTAACGGCGTCCACATTTTCCGGCCACAACAGCGCCTCAGTGGCAAACGTGCCACTTTTCCAGTACGTTAACTGGCTTTCCGTACCCTCCAGCGGCAGAACCAGCACACCCACTGCTGTACCCGCACTTTGCCCGTCCCAGGCAACCAGTTTTCCTGTTGCGGCTTCCAGCATCAGCGGTGTCAGCGCTGGAGTAGCGGTCGCAATCCCGTTACTGCCCGTGGCAGTATGCGCGGTATCATTCCCGGCAAAAATACGCTTTTCATCGCGCTGTTGCGTTATCGTTTTAAAGGTCATTATTTGCCTCCTTTTTCTGCGGCTACAGTACCCGGAATACCCATCATTAACTGCATCTCTGCATCATCCCCCTGACCACCTCCACCAGATACGGCGAGCGGGGACTGCGATTGCATAAACTGATCAAAAGCGTTGTTCATGCTCAGCCCGCCAGAACCCGATGTATCCGGCGCTGCCGCCAGTAGTTCACGCGCCTGCTCAACGGTCATTCCTGGCGTGGTTGCCAGTTTCCCGGCCAGCTCCTCACACCCCTTAGCCTCATCCAGCGTCAGAATACTGTCGCTGAGTGATGTCGCATTTGAGCGCGGCGACGCGGCGAGAATGGTTTTAGCCCGTTCCGCTGTCATATCCGGCATAGCGGCCAGCGCGGCAGCCAGCGTCCCCCTGCCATCAGCCTCTTCCAGCGCCATAATGCGATCCGCCTCACTGACAACTTCCTGTTGTGGCGCTGCCGCCGCCAGAATGGCCTGCGCCTGCGTCACACTCATACCCGGCTGGCTGGCCAGCATCTGCGCCAGTTGTTCACGCCCCTTTGCCTCCGGGCAGCCTATAATCCCCATCACGCGCTGATTTTCCTGCGCTGCCGCTTCTTTTGCTGTTAATTCAGGCATATTACGTTCTCCTGGGTTACTCTTCAGTGCTGCGGCCATTACCGTAACGGCATCTGCAGCGTTTACCATTTCATCAGCCAGCCCGGCATCAATGCCCGCCCGACCATCGTATGTCGCCGCCTCGGTCGCCATTACCGCATCGACTGACAACCCCGTGTACTGTGCAACCTTTTCGGCAAACATCAGCCTCGCGTCATCCATCTTTTGCTGGTAATCCGCGCGTATGCTTTCCGGCAGTTCGCGCGTCCCGTTCAGATCGACCTTGTGGCTCCCTGAGTAAATCAGGGTGATATCGATGCCTTCCTGCTCGAGTTTTCCGGCATAGCTGGTATGCGCCATCACCACGCCAATTGAACCTATTCTGGATGTCTGCGTCACCAGTCTGCGCTGGCAGGCTGAGGCCAGCAGCATCGCCGCCGAACAGGACAGGTCATTTGCCAGCGCCCAGACGGGTTTTTGTTCACCCAGCCGGTAAATCATGTCGGCACAGTCAAATGCCCCTGCGGCCTGACCACCCGGACTGTCGATATCCAGCCAAAACCCCTTTAACGTCCGGGTCGTCCATCGCCTGCTGCAGGCGGGCGGTAATGCCGTCATAGCCGGTCATTCCGGAAAATGGTCGCATGCCGCCAAGCTTATGAACGAGTGTTCCTGAGACAGGCAGCATGGCAATGCCATTTACCACCTGATAAAACCGCGCCCGCGGCTTGTCGCCAGACATATAACTCCCGGTAACAAGCTCCATACCCGCCTGATCAAGGCGTTCCTGATCCTGGGGAATTTGCAGGCTGCCAATACCGGATTCCCGGCCTAACGCGCAAAAAGAAAACCCGCGCGTAGGCGGGTTCAAGTAACAGCGGGGCATTGGTGGCCTGGCTTATTATGTGCGGTAGATTACGTTGCACGCTTATCCTCCTCCGGCTGGCGGCTCTCTGTTATTTTTTGCTGGTACGTTTCTGTTATCCAGACAGGGCGGGGAAGCCCCGCCGTGCGGCGTTCTTCGGACTCCCTGACCTGCTGGCGGAAAATGTCCTGGTAATCTTCACCCATAATGGCCAGCTCTTTCTCGTAGGTACTGAGGCCCGCCTCAATACGCATAACGGCCTCCTGCACTTCCTTGAGCCCGTCAATCGCCATGCGTCCTGCACCAATCCATTCAGCCCGACTCCAGCTTGAACGTGCCTCCCAGAAAGAAAAGCGCGATCGCGGCGCTTTTATTACTCCACGTATCAGCGCCTCCTCAAGCCAGCAGGAAAACATCTGCGTCGCCAGTCGTCCGGCTATCAGTTTCCGGCGTCCCATAAAGTAACGCCACGACTCATTAGCAGACGCACGGGCGCTGGAGTAACTGACCTGAGAATAATCGCGCGAAAGCTGCTCGTAGGACACGCCCAGGCCTGCGGCGATATAGCGCAATATGGCCTGTTCCAGCGCGGAAAAACCACTGTCAGCATTCTGTGCCGTCTGCAATTTCAGCTCATCACCAGGGTGAAGATGGGGGAATTTTTACACCGCCGAGTTTTACATTGTTGGCAGCATAAAAACGCGCATAGCTCGCCAGGATACTGACCAGCGGGTTATTTTCGTCCCCGCCTCCGGCCCCCGCGACTGTATTCAAATGCCTTATCGGTATCCAGCTCGCTCTCAATCGTCGCGGCGTACATCGCCTTAACAATGGTTGACTGAAGCTGGGTCTCCTGAAGTGTATCGAGCATTTTCAGACGCTGCATCACACTGTAAAACTGATTGGCGCCGCGGGTCTGCCCGTCCTCCACTGGCTCAAAAATGTGAAGCATTGCCGGGCGACCTGACACCAGGTATTTGGGCACCCGCGTCCACTGACCTGAACCTGATAACGGCCAGTCATCTTCGCAGACGTGATACGCCAGCGCCCTGCCATTCCGGTCAACCTCCACACCCGCTCTTAACTGCTTATTCCCCATAGCGTGACCGGGCGTATCAATGCGCTTTGGACTTATCGCTTTAAACCGGGTCCTGAACAGTTGCGTGGTTTCCGCATCCCAGACTGGCTGAAGAAAAATCTCACCATTGAAAGCGTGTACGCCAACCCCTTCACGTATGAACTCCGTAAACGTGCGCTTCCCTTCAATGTCTATTTCACCAAAAAATGCCGTCACAATATTCCGTCCACGCCGATTCCACTTCATTGATAAAGCTCCGCGCGGCAGATTCCCGCATGCCCAGGTATTGCCAGTTCGGACGATAACTGATGAGAAACAAGTGCCCTACGATGTGGTCCTTATGTAATGCCACCGCGTTGGCAGCAATACCGTTATTGCGGACCAGATCATCGGCGCGGGCGTTACCCAGCCGCAGGGATGGCAACAGGGCGGCATCCGCGCTTTCAGCGGGAGGCATCCAGTCGGCCAGTTGACCACCAAAACCAGCACCGCCGCCACTGTACCCCAGGCTTTCACGTAGCGGCGTTCCGTTGACATCAATCAGTACCGGCCCCCGTTTCATAACCTCACCCCTGCCGGACCGCGACGCCCTCCCGTTTTCAGGCTGGCTTCCATTTCTGCGATGTACTTTTTCAAATCACTGACGGAGGTTGCGGTAAATTCCACCCGGCGCCCGTCTTTTTGCACCGTCGCCACGCGCTTACCCATCATCAGGTCATGTAGCGCGGCACGAGCTTCGATTAATTCAGCCATTGTTGCCATTATTAAGATCTCCCGAAAGCAGGGCGGCCAGCTCCTCAAGGGTTGGGCCCGTTTTATTCTCGCTTTTTCTGGACGCGGCCAGCGCATCCAGATCCAGTTGCCAGCGCTGAACGGATACTCTGTACGCCGCATAGGCATACACCAGACAATCCAGCGCTTCATTACGCCTTTTCTTTGCGTCCCACTGCAGCTTTATCTTTCCGTTTACCACCTTTTCCACCAGCTCTTCAGCCACCAGTTGTTTTGCTTCCACTTCCGAAAAAATCTCCGGATTATCAGGAAAACGAAAGGTGTAAGGCGAGGCTGAGTCAGGCGGGGTGGAAGGCTCTTTAAGTCTGGCGTAAATCATCTCTTTGGCGGTGTCAGTTCCGATTTCACATAAAAAAACACCGCGCTGATTCCTGCTTTTTGGCATGGTAATAACAGGTTTTCCGTATACCGACGCCCCTTTTATAGGTAGCACCCTGAATATGCCGTGCTTTTTTGAGCGTTTATAAACTATTTCGGCATCAATACCCCCGGTATCCCAGCAGACGCGGGCAATCGACATTTCAGTACCGTCCGCATGGAGATATTTTTTATTTATCGCCTCATCAACGCGCGTCAGGGTCTCTTCGTGATCCGGTCGCCCCATAATGATTTTTTTTATCAATCAGAAATGCTTCTTCTCCCGGTGCCCAGCCCCAGACATACATTTCAAAGCGGTTGGCCTGGGAATCAATGCCTGCTGTCAGGTAAACCACCCGCTCAGGCACCACCGCGCCATAACGAATGACCTTCTCAAGTAGGATCTCATAACCGATTTTTTCGGCTACCGCCTCTTCGTACGTCTCCCCCAGGGTGGTATTAATGAAAGTCTTGACGCCATTTGGATCTTTCAGCGCATCAAGCCAGTCATAAACAATCTGTACCCAGGTGGTAAACGGGCTGTAGGCCGTCCAGATGTGAAATGAAATTGAACGTGGCGGCGGTATTTCATCACCAGCAGCACTGTAAAAAGTCAGGCCGTCGCGGGTCCATATCCCTGTATTGTCACAAATCCAGCGCCCTTCTTTCTGGTCAAGTTCTGACTGGCGAATTACGCATCCATTATGTTCACAAAGGTAATACACCGTTTCCGGTTTACCCTTTTCCCATTTCAGGCCAAACGCGGTACTGTCATCACCAAATTTCAGGTACTGCTCTTCGCCGCAGTGCGGGCAGGGTACGTGGAACCGCATAAAGTGCGCCGACTCATTCGCCGCCTTGTCAATCTGGCAGGTTCCTTTGGCTTTAGGCGTGGAACCACGAATGGATTTAGGCCATACCGATCCCTCAATACGCTTGTCACCCAGCAGGGTTGGCGAACCTTCTTTTTCCACATCCGGCTCAAAAGATGACAACTCGTCATAGCAGGACACATCCACCGATTTTTCACGGTAGTTTTTGGCTGCTGCACCGCCGAGACACCAGAACCCGACACCGGAAGAGAAGCGTTTCAGGGTTAGTGTGTTATTGCGATGTTTACGACCGAACCAGGGGGCCAGTTCCAGAAGCACCGGAACATCACGGATGGTAGGTTCCACGTGCGACTTCATGAAGTCTTCTGCCGCTGAGTCCGTTGGCTGAAAAAGCAGGCTGTTACGTGATTTATGCTCAATAAAATAGGCTTCCACACCCAGCAACATTTTGGTATAGCCCACGCGGGCTGATTTAATCAGGTTAACGACGCGTATTCTGTCATTACCCATCGCATTCATTATTGCTACCTGAAACGGCAATGTTTCCCATTTTCCTGGTGTGTAGGAGGACTCTTTTGGCAGATAGTAATACTCATCGGCCCACTGCACGGCTGTAAGTGGAACAGGAATATGCAATGCGATCAGACCATTTGTTATAGCCCTGTTAGCATTATTCGCCTGACGTTCTCCTGAAGTCATCAACCCACTTCTCCACATCTGCTATCGTGGCCGCTTTGTCCGATGCTTTTGCTAATTTCCGTTTTTATTGCATCAATGTGTTCAGTGGTTAAATCCGGGTACTTGCGTTGCAATGTAAGAGGCAGCCTCGACAATATCCCTACTATTTCCTGAGCAATTCTTTGCAAAATATAAGTAAACAGCTCAATATCCATAACCTCTGATTTACGTTCTGCATTTTTCAGTTCCTGCGCATCAGCCTGCGCCCTGGTCAGCCGGTAACGCTCATAGTCAATGGTTCCCGGTACAAGATCGGATTCAGCGGCAGCCCGTAAATCATCAACTTCCTTACGCAGTTTTTCATTTTCTATGGACGCATCCCGCTCGGCGTACCACTCAATCACCGCTGCAGAATCAAAAACAGCTTCCACACCCTTCCCGCCTCCGGACGCCAGTGGCATTCCCTGACTTTGCCAGCGTTCAATAGTGCGGGGATCAACATTAAAAAAACTCTGCCAACCTCTTTTTGTTAACTTTCATAAAAAATTACACCTCAAAAATAAGGTACGACACGAAAACCCATAAAAATGGCAAAATCACAGCCTGACGTGTCGTTTCTTTTTTTAAACAAAACCAAATAAAACATAACGTTAACAAAAAGAAGCACCGACACGTTTTTCCTCTGAAAATTTTCATAAGGAGTGAAATCTCGCGAGCGCGTCGCCCCGTAACGGCCTGATTTGCCGGAAAGGACCCGCGCAAATGACATTCATTATCACTACCTTCGCCGTGCTGACTCTTCCACCACGGTTTCGCCGCATGGTTCTGGTGAATGTGGCAGGACAGTAACAGGACGGCGCACTGAGGTATTACTCGCGTTTAACTGATGGATCAGGCCGGATGCTGTGTGGATAATCCTGCGGCCTCATAACAACTCCGATAGCCCCGATACCATTCGCCCGTGAGGGACGCTGTGCCTGTGCGGGCTTTTTTTTACCCTCACAATACCTATTCACACTGCGTGCGAACGTACTCCTGCAAATACTTCAGTTTTTCCTGGTCGCTGATGATTCCGGCGCGGATATTGAGAACGTTTTGTCCAGCACCTGGAGAGAGTTCGACGGTGGCAGCATTGCCCACGCGGCTGGTGCTGGCGGTTTCGGTCCGGGTGGGCACTGAACATCGCCCTTCGACGCGCACCCGGCCACCAGCAGCAAGGCGGCGCTGCAAATCAGTATTCCTGGTCTGTGCATCAGCTAATTCCTTCGTATATTTTGCATCGAGGGCGGCAACGTCACGCTGGCGCGTTTGCATATCGCTGATAGTCTCGTTCGCCAGCTTCAGGTTGTGAGTGGCGGTGTCCCGCTGCTGCCGGAACCGTACCGCGTTACTGTGGTAATGGTCTGTTGCCCATGCCAGTACCGCGACCACAATCAACAATGAGGCTATTACGCCCGTGGTTATACGGTTCATTTCAGCCCCCACGTACACACCTCGTGCTCGATCTCGCGACGCGTTACCAGCCCTTTCCACTGCTTACCACCTGCATACGTCCAGCGTTTAAGCTCGTTGCAGGCTCCGGCCAGATCACCAGTGTTGAGTTTTTTCAGCAGGGTTGACCTGGCAAACGCGCCAGTACCAACGTTGTACGCAAAGGAGTAGAGCGCAGCTCTTTCGCTGTTCGGGATACTGGCCTTAATCAGTGGATCAATGCGGGCTGCGACCAGTGCAAGGTCTTTATTCAGCAGAGCATCACACTCCGCATCGGTATAGTGCTTGCCTGGTACAATGTCTTTTCCCGTATGTCCATCACATACGGTAAGTACGCCAGCCACATCTCGATAGGGTTCATGGCGCCTGCCTTCCAGACCGCCATTACCGCCAAGCATCGCCGCCGCTATCACCATTGCACTCGCGCCACCAGCCAGAAGGGCCTTAACTTTTGTCCTGAGCGCCATTATTGCCCTCCGGCATTTCAGATACCGCCAGCATTTTTAACGTTGCTGTCATGGTCGTTTTTTTCCAGAATCCGGGCGATTAGCCTGTTACGCTCTTCCATCGCGGCAGCCTGTCTTGCCTGAGCCTGCTCTGATTTCTTTTTGTAATGCTTATTAACCAGAAACGTACCAATACCCAGAACAATACCTATCAGCGCGCCATAGTCGTTTAACGTCCACTGGGCGCATATGCCGCTGATTAATGCCCAGATGTAGGCCAGCCATGTCGTATGTTTATCCATTGTCATAACTTCCCCTGTCCGGGAAATGGACTACCCGGATGTCGGGTAAGTGGAAAAAGAAAGGCCGCGCAATAGCGCAGCCTTGTGATGGGTGCGGGAGCCAATCCCCGCTACGTGGCAGTGGTATACAGACAATCAGGGGTATGATTTACGCAGCTAATATTTCAAGCCGTCTTCCAAGCGCCGCCAGCGCGTTCTATATCTAAGCTGGTGGTTGTAACAGCCCCGACAGTACTTCTGCTTCACCGTTATGGCAGATATCATCGCCCCTTGTCAGATGCCAGACACCAACAATAAGCTGTCCTGATTCCAGATCGTCAACTGTGTCGTTCGTATAGTATGCCACCTGAACAACACCGTTATGCTGAATCCAGTAATACCCTTCTTTCATTCACACCTCCGCAAGACTAAGCAAATAGTATAGGGCGAAGCAGAAAATGCCGCGGTGCAAGAAACCACAACTCAAATCCTGTTGTACAGGCTGCTCTTTCCAGTCATAGCCTCACCTCCGATAGCTCGGATGGTGCAGTGTGAAGTAGGAAGGCCGCCCGGTGGATTAACGACAAAACTCAGAGGGATTATTCCGGACGGCACAAACAGAAAAGCCCCGCACGATGGCGAGGCTTGAATTTGTTTGGTCGACGATTGAAGCTATGGCGACGATATCAGATTTACATAAAATATATGCTAATTAGTTCATTTATGCAATACATTGCTGATAATTTGCTGCCTTTTGCTGTGAACGTGATTGTACAACGTGATGTAGCGTCTGGGAGTCTAGTCTTTTGTACAGTCTGGTCATTGCGTCGTAATGTTCCACGTAATTTTGAGACCAGTTTGTTTTGTTAACGCCAACCAGTGCAGCGAGATCACCATACTGATAGACATCACGGCCAGCTAATTCCGCTTTCACATCCTGCGCTGCAAGCCAGATAAGCTGGCGCAGGCGGTCAATAGTCTTTTTAGCTACCCGCTTACCCTCCAGTTGCTGGCTGAATTGCTCCCAAGCCCACTGTGTTATCTCGACCTGGTGTTCCCAGCAGGTATTCTCACTGTAATTCCACAACAACCACGCCTTGTAGTGTTCATCGAGTGAAAGAACCGCCCGGCGCCATGAGGCAGTGGAATATTCCACAGGCTTCACCAGCGGGATAGCGCTTCCTTTCGCCAGCGACTGCTTGCCGGGGATTGGCGGGTTATTTAACGTTATCCAGCTTTCTGTTTCCTCGTCCCATATACGCTGTTTTTTTCGGGGATAGTTTTTCGTGTCGAATTGCGCGTTCTCCAGCCAGGCCAAAAGCTGCCCTTTAGTCTCCCCGCTTAAATCGGCTGTCGCTACCATTAGCTGCTCACGTACATACTGGAGGTATTGAGTGTTCATTGAGTAAATCCTGTGAACTGATAAATACGAACAAAATTGCGCAGGATGCGGTAGTCAACCAACACCGACCCCGGACGGCGGTAAATGCGGAGGCGCTGCCAGCGCATGCGGAGTATCTCGATCAGTTCTGGTTTCATGCGGCCTCCAGCTTTTTTAGCGCACGCAGATCCGCCAGAGCCGCGAGCCTGATTTCCTTCAGCTCCTCGACCGTCCAGCGGTGCGGGGTGTTATTGTTCTCGAGTGCCAGCACCGCCGCCTCACCGTAACGCTCAACCAGCGCGGTACGATATGCTTCGATGTTCCCTGATTTGTAGACGTTGCAGACATCACACTGAAGATGGATGTTGAAGCGAGTGAAGCGCAGATGCCCCGCGGCGGCCGTAGTCCTGTAATGGCCTGCATGCCATGCGAACGCCGTCTTCGTTCCACAGGAGATGCAACCGAGTCCTTCTGCCAGTTCGGTTTCGCGGCAAATGTCATTTACGGCGCGCTGCGTCAAGTCAATCCAGTGCTTCAGCGGCTTAACCGCGGCTTTCCGCTGGCGCCAGGTGGCGCGTTCTTTTTTCTCAGCGGCGCGCTGAAGGGATTGCGCCTTACGTTGCGCGGCTTCGCGAGCTTTTCTGGTTTGTTCTTTGCCGACGGCGCTGGCGCACTGGTACGAGCAAAACGATCTGCCCCTCGTGTATCGGGTGAAACCACTGGCGGCATTCTTTGTTTGCGCACTTACGGCGCGGTAATTTAGCCATGTTCACCCCCAGACCTTTTGGCGTAAGGATTTTGGCGTCCGCACCCGGTGTGCATATTCAGGTAATTTCGCGCTGACAGTCCAGGTAATGAAGTCAGGGTTCAGGCTCTTTTCTGTCCTTACGCCCCGCTTCTGATAATCCGATATCAGCGTGTCGGCCTGCTCGGTTGTGCAGTCGTGATGATGGAACCAGGAGTATTTCATCGCCATCACCCCGCAAAGCTCATGAGCTGGGCGGCGGCGTTCTCGGCCTCGCGCTGAGTACGAAATGTACGTGATAAAATCCACCGCCAGAGCACATCAAGCGCGGATTTATACAACTGCTGAAATTCGACCTCATCCATGCTGGAAAAAGCGATGCTGCGGGGATGTTTGCGAAGGGTGCCGTCCGGTAGCTGGATGGCGTCATAGTGACCAGCCTCAACCGTCACCCATGCGCGGTAGGCATCGAATGATTTACACAGGCTAATCCCGTTTGTTACCCGGCGGTTTGCAATCTGTTCCAGATACTGTTCAGCCGCATCCAGTAATGCGCTTTCATTCCCGCCATATGCAGCGAGAAACTTTGCATAACCGTTTACCAGTTTGCGCTCATTGGCAGAAATGGCGCCGCCGGTGGGTTCCCAGTATTCAAACCCAAGATTAAGCAACGCGAAAAAGCGGCGATGGAATGCAGGATTCCTCACCTGACGGAACTCAGCCACCAGCACGGCGCCGAGTTTGATTTTTGATTGCAGAATATCACTGGTCTCCGGCGTTGCGGGGATCAGAATTCCAGATGACTGCTTGATGAGTTGTAATTCGTGCGCCATGGTATTCTCCGTGGCGCAGAAGGTTAACGGTTGTTCAGGCCGTTGATTTCATATTATCAGAAGGTGGTGTTACCCGGTAGCCGAGACGGCGAATAAAATGCATAAAACCGTTGGGAGTAAAAACTTCTTCATCATCCAGCAAAGGACGCATAGATACCATGCCATTTACACGATAGATAAGATGCCTGCCTGATGATGGAAAGCTAAACACCACGCAGCCATCAGATCTTCTTACAATGTCATACCAGCTATCTTCTGACTTTTGCAAAGCTGAATTACTCAATTTTTGTTCTCCCTTCAGGCGATGTACAGACGCGGTTAAAAATTGTCGGCAGCAGCATCAAAGGGATACGCAAATTGCGGTATTCTGAAAAATGCGCGCCAGCATTAAGCGCAATGTTAATAAAACCAGTCGTCAGCGCTTTCCCACGTTTCCTGCAGAATGCTCTGTATACGTTTTTTATCGCCATCAGCAGCACCGACGATACTCAGACCATCCTGACTGCCTCGACGGATGGTTAAGTTGCAGTTTTCATACTGATTCTGGAGACGGGTAATTAATTCTTTTTCAAGTGCAGGAACGGCACCTTCCGGAAGCTGTTTTGTCCGGCTGATAACAAGTTCAATTCTCATAATTCCCTCTACACTTAACTACTGTATATAAACACAGTATACCTGTTAGAAAGAATATTCAAGAGGTGAATAGCACTTTTTGCAAAAGCTAGCATGTTGTTTCATATCAGATTTTAGGCGAAAAAACCCGCCGCAACGGGTTAGTATTTGTAGCGGTTTTCCGGGGCACACGCGTATTCGTAGGTAAAACTGAGCGCCTCGTTGTCCTGCTTGTCTTTTGATTGTGCTGCAATATTCCAGTCAGACATTAGTCAGCAGTTCTCCCACGCCAGCGTTTATTACTCTTAGAGATTCGATCTGTATCAACGGATTCAACCTCCCCTTCAGAAAATCTAATGGCATTTGCTTTATTTAGTGCCGCCCTGGCATCTTCTTCAGCCTTACTGAAATGCACCTTCTTTCTTCCCCTGAAACTGCCAACGCGAATTTTGGAAGAGGTCTGCAACTTGTACTTGCTAATCCGTAACTGTGCCGCTAAATGTGCTTTTGCCTCTGTCCGGTTCGCAGGCTTCTTCTTGACTAATTCAAGGTCTAATTGGTACTGCTGCTTAGCATTTAGCTTCTTCGGCTTCATGGTGTCACCCTCAAACAAAGTCCGTTTATCATAGAATAAAAGGCCCTAAGGGCCTTGATTAATGTCTATGCCAGCCTCTCCACTTGGCACCAATTACTCGACCTCCTGCGGCGGTTCTGGTAGCTGCATCCAGTGAGTTATCTCACTCCTCGGTAATATCATTATCAAACTCTATCCTGTCGGCTTCAAGCCAACGCCTTACTCTTTCCTCTTCTTCTTTCCTCTTTAGGTGCTCGGTGATATAGATATCAGCGGGGAGCGGGGGGAGTGGAGTCGAACGCGATTTTTGGTCTTCCTCGTACATAGCCCGCATTCTCTTCTCAACCTGCCAGTAGTTAATTTCCTTATACTCAATAGGCCAGTTTTCTTGTAGTTTTCTTGCAGTATCAGCAAGTTCGAATTTTAGGTACGGGTTTAGGCCAATGAAGTTACCTGCAAGGTCGTCATAAACCTCGTCTACATTTGCGATGACCGCGAACTTTTCGATGGCCTGATTTATATCCCAGCCTGAAACAAACAGCAAAAGCGCGGAAAAGGCGAGAAGTTTAACTTCGCCATCAGCACGGTCTCTTACAGATTTATTCTTAAATTCGTCATAACTGCTTATGATGAAAGCGTTGAGCTGGAGTGTTTTCTCATACTCATCTTTTAGTAAGGTAGGGTCAATCAATACGCCCTGCGATGGGCTGCTGACGAACTTGGTCAGCATTGAAAGTTGTTTTCTCCAAACTTTTTAAGTCTTGAAGTTTACGCAGGGTGGGCAGATGCACCAGAGTGAACTCTCGTTGGATAGCATCTTCCCATGAAAAACCGGGGATGGTGGCTTGCACTGGGCTAAATGGCGCTACGCCATTCACATACCCCCAATTGACACTTGTATTATCTGTTATGTAATGAAGCCAACTGACCTGCTCTTCAGTAAGAGACAGCTTAAACGTTGAGTCGACACGCTTCTGGAAGAACCACTTACGCATCTGCCTCATGGATTCTTGATCAAAAAAACCCTCCTGTATCCCTGCGCATACCATTTTTCTTATAACATGCGTAATCTTGGTTCTGTCGGTAGAGAAGTAAACCAGATGGTTTTTGACATCAGGTGAGATGCGCTCATCGTAGAAATCGCAAGAAGGATGGTGATTGCTTTTGTCTTTTGTGTTTCTGAACCGGAAATGTGCTCTTCTGTTAAAGCGAGCATTAGTACCGCCACGGACAAACGTTCCACCAGTTGCCTCGCATATTGGGCAGACAATATCTTCTCGCGCAAATGTGTGAATAGTATCGATAGTATGCCCTGTGAGTACAAGATATTGTTCAGGGTCAACTTCCTTTTCAAGTGACTTGGAATATGCTGTGTCAGTCATTTAAGGCTCCATTTCAGAGATGTTCAGCCAGTGTTACTGATTGATTATTATCTGTATGTTACCAAAGATCTCAGTCATAGATATGGGGCCACTGGTTGCGAAACGAGTCTTAAAGCCAGATATTTCAATTTTTCTTGCTATCTACTCTGTATCATAGTCTGGGACTGTTAATCGAATACGTTCGTCATCTCTTACCAGTCCCAGGCTAGCATCCCCTCCACTAGCTCGGCGTCACGGTCAAAATGAACCACGTCGTATCACGCTTTCAACGCACAGGTATCTGGCGTGATTGGCCCTTCGTGGAAGTGGTTCATTCAGCCTTCCACTTGATGCCAGCAGCGGCCAATGCTTTTGCTTTGGCGCATACCGGGCAATAGAGCTCGCCTTTATGCAGCACCCAGCCGTTATTAAGCGAATCATCTTTAAGAAATTTCAGCGCTATGGAAACACTCTTAACACTTTCACGTGCTGACGTTATTGAACCGGCGTTCTGGCTAGAGAAACAGCCATCAATATCACCGAGACCCTCACAGCGCACTTCCATGAAAATAGCCATTACATGTCCTCCACACTGAATCCAGCCAGACGAACCTGCCGCTTAGCGAGCGTAATGGCTTCTTCATACGCTTTCTCTTGCTCGGTCCAGTAGCCGTTTGTTTTCGGCAGCAACACGGGTTTGGATAGCTTTGACTCCAGTTCTGCTATGCGCTTCTCAGAATCGGCCAACGCTGCAATAAGCTGGTCGGTGTACTGCTCGACGGCTTCCGCTATAGCGCGAAGCTCTGCGCTATTAGCTTCAATGATGAGACGAGAAAGCCTGTGTTGGTTTGCGTGTTTATCGGCACCCAGTAGCGCCTGTTTGTCGATGTTGCTCATTGGGCTCCCCCCTTGTTGATGCTCATTTTGGATGCTCCATAAACCTGCATTACCTGGCTTTTCTCCAGTGCCGGTAGCGCTGAAAATCCGGTTGTCTTGTTGCAGCTATAACGCTTCAGGTCATAATCAATTACTGCCCGCTGGTCACGAAAAACGCCGCACCGCCCGTGGCGGATGAAACCTCCGCGCACTAACGCGATCTGCAGATATTTCTCCGCCGTGGTTCGGTGCACGCCGAACATCGCAACGACGTCGTTCGTCGTGATGCGCCCCTGCTCTTTCACCAGACCGATAATCCGCTCAAGAATAATCATCCGTTCGCTGTGTGTTTTAGGTCGGGCCATTTTTAACCCCTTATTTCACAATCCGGAGGTGGCTAACGTTTTTCCGGTAGCTTCCCCAGTCAAAATTCACCCACATCCCTCCGTCCATCTGGAGGCGATCGATAACCCTCGCGCCCAGTGAATCCAACAGCCCCCTCGTGGTTAAGATTCGTCAGAACGCCAACAGGTCGCATCGATGAGAGACGGCGATCGATAACCTGATTGAGAATGACCTTCTCACCACTGCTCCCACGCTGAATACCGACTTCATCCAGTACCAGCAGGTCAACTTTGCAAAGGTCATCAAGCAGGGACGCTTCTGATTGCCCACCGTCGTAGCACTCACGAACCCTGAGCATCAGGTCAGGAATGGTTACCACCAGAACGCTATGACCGCCGGCCAGCAGATGATTTCCGATTGCCGCCGCAAGATGGTTTTTCCCGGTTCCCGGACCACCGCTGAACACAAAGCTCGCAAATCCGGCGCAAAAGTTCTGCGCATAGCTCTTAGCCATCGTGAAAGCCTTACGCTGGCCATCGCCGTTAACTTCGTAATTGGCGAACGTGCAACCGCGGTGTAAATCCTGAATTCCGGAACGTCCGAAAATCTTCTCGGTGCGGGATTTCTGATTCATCCTGTCAAGCTCTTCACTGCGTTTACGCCCTTCGGCTTCCTGCCATGTCCGCCACTCATCAGCAGTCGAGAATTTCGGCTGCACACTGGCTGGGATAATTCTTTTCAGGCGATCAAGCGCACTGCCAGTACCGATTACGTTTTTCATCGTTACCCCCTGAATCCGGTAGGGATCGAATTATCAGGTTGAGATATTTCGTTTACGTCACGACGCTTTTTGCTCGCAGTTCCCTCAGGAACAAGTAGCCCCCTCCACTCATTTTCCATGGTCAGTTTCACCACGAACTCAGGGCTATGCCCCTGCGTCCTGTATGCTGCGAGTTTATTAATCGAGCCGTTGGCCCCTTGCAGGGTTTTAATTGGCTTACCAAGTTGTTTGCGATAACCCACCCACTCCGCCCAAAGAGTCGGGGATAGCCATTCCGGTAATTCAATCGAAAGCGGATTAAAATTATTTCTTTCTCCCCCCGTGGGGGATTTAGGGGGATCTTTTAATTCTTTTAGTATCTTTATTCTTATCTTTATTAGTTGAGTTTCCGTTAGCATTCCGCTCTAACGAACTTTCAACGAGCGTTGAACACACGTTGCTTTCTCGTTCAACTTTCATTGTTTTATTTGGCTTTTCTCTTTGCTACTGAGGCCTTTCCTGCGGCAGAACGTTGTTCCAGCTTCGCATGAACAGATGCCAAATCCTGTTCAATACGTTCATGTATCCATTCTTCACCATTGTCGATAAAAAACTCACTTAACGACTCTTCAACGGAAATCCAACGCTCGTTATCAAGTCGTGCAATTTTTGCTAAACGACTTTTCGGAATAGCTCTCCCCGTTTGCCAGTAGTTAAACATCAACAGCAAATAAGCCCCATGCTCCTCTGTAGACAGATGCATGGTATCTGCCAGATAATCAGCTATGTACAATTGCATGTAAGGTAAAGCAGCCATAAAATACCTACAGACCATGGAGTTAAAATGAACAAATTCATAGCAACACCGCACAGACCTGAAATTTCTGTCAGATACGATGAGCATGACAATTCGCTTACAATTTCTATCAATCACTGCCCTAGCGTTAATTCGGAAGAATTGGATATCTGCCGAGAAATTGAGATGCACGTAGGGGAAGTTCCTCGCTTGATCGACGCCCTCTCTAAAGCATACGAATGCGCTACTGGAGAGAAGCCCTAAGCCACATGGTGAACTTTGCATAAATGCCCCTGAACTTAATGCGTTGGATCGTTCGTCTTTTCTGCGTATTTAAAGACAATATCAACGCATTGAAAGACGTATTTCTGGCAGATAGAAACGCCAGGTCCGGCGACAAGAACACCAACAACTTCAACATTCGTCTTTCCGCAAAAAGAGCATTTGTGGGTTGGCTGGATGTTTACCTCAGTACTGGTTACTGACATACTTACCCCGCAATGATTTCGCAATGAATTGCACCAGAAAGCCGTTGGTGACCCCTCACCGCGGCTTTCGCCTTTTTGGTTGCTGCCATTTTCAGTCCCACCCCAGCGCATCCGGCCTGGCTCGTTCAGCCTTTAGCCCTGCATCAGCGAGAATCTCTACAGCTGTGAGATAGTTTCTGGATACCAGTACCGCCTCCGGTGGCGCGGCCTGAATCCCAAGAAAAGCCAGCTCTTTTGCCATGTTGCAGAAATATCCCTCAGCTTTACGCCTGCTGACTGTCGACTCGCTGATGCCCATATGCTCGGCGTATGATTTCTGCCCTACTGATGCAAGCCGGTTGAGCAGGACACTCTCTATCTCAATCGGGTTGATTTCTGGTGGGTCTAACTTTCGTGCAATTGCGTTCTCCATGGGTAAATATCCTCTATGGTTATTTGGCTGATGTCTCTTGGCTTGGTAATCCATCTGTTGGGTTTGGATACATGTCAGGGCGAAGTTCGTGTGGGGTGATGCCAGTTACATGAAAAATGGGGAAAACTCGGCCTTTAGGTACAACACCACCGTAACGTTTTTTCCAGTGACTAATTGTCATTGACGAAACACCGAGCTTTTCTGCCAGCTTTGAAGAATTGCCGGCAACTTGTATGGCTTTTTTCTAATGCGTTCATAAACCACTCCTTAGAAGTTACAAACAAAATTAAACATTATGTTTAGTTTAAAGTCAACATTATGAATGTTGAGGAGATAAACTTTTAGTTTAGAATTTCGATATATGAGAAAAAACACACACCAAACTGACAATCCGCAGGTTCGGCGGTTAAATGAGATCATTGAGAAGAAGCGCATATCCAAAGCGGATATAGCGAGGATCTGCGGTGTGAGCGCTCAATCGGTCAACAACTGGTTTGTCAGGGGAGCAATAGGTAAAAGCTCTGCAATAAAACTTGCCGATGCGCTTGGCGTTAGCCTGGAATGGGTTTTAGGACAAGACGTGGATGCCAAAGATGGTTTGAGGCACGACGAACGGAGACTGTTGGAACTCTACAACCAACTACCAAATGAAGAAGAGCAACAGAACATGTTGCGGATTGTCTCGCTGCGCCTGAAGGAACTTGACGAGCTGTACGCGAAGTACATGGGGCGGCGGATTAAGGGCGACTGTGAATGAACTATAAACATATAAATGACTCACAGGTATTAATGTAATGTGAGATTTTTCGATTATAAGTGAGGGTACATGGATAGCTTAAGGTATGAAACTTTCTCTCAATTTGATCATAACGACCCCTTTTTTGATTCACTGAAGAGTGACTACAAGGAGTTTCCTGATTGGCTTAAGAAAAAAGACTGATGCTAATGAATCTGCCTACATTCTCTACGATGAAAATCAACAAAATTGAAGGATTCATGTACCTCAAAGAAAATGATGATGCCGGAGATATTTCACCTCAGCTGCCTAATGGAAATCACTTGAAGATCGGAACATTTAAATTTGAATCAAAAGGCACACTTAGGGGACAAAGATTTCTAAAGAAAGCGTTCGATCGTGCATTTGGCTCAGGTTCTGATGATATTTATGTTACAGTTTTCGAGAAGCACGCTCACCTTGTTAAACTTTTCCAAGCGTATGGATTCTATATCCATGGAGAAAAGGAAACTCAAAATGGGAAAGAATTTGTATATGCAAGGAGTTTAAGTGATGTTAATGGTGATGTACTTCTTGATTATCCTTTAGTCTTACCAACAGAAAAGAAAAAATTTATTCTCGCAATCAGGCCCGACTACCACACAAGGCTTTTCCCCGACTCAAAATTGGTCAATGAATCACCTGATATCGTTCAGGATGTATCGCACACTAACAGCATACATAAGATTTATATCTGTGGAATGGACTCTGTCCAGTTGATGCACAGGGGAGATGTCATCGTAATATATCGCATGACAGATGGGAAAGGCCCAGCGAAATATCGCTCAGTAGCTACCTCAATATGCGTGGTGGAATCAGTGCGCCATATAACAAGCTTTAACGATGAAGATTCATTTGTAAAATACTGCTATAAATTTAGCGTGTTTTCCGAAAAAGAACTAAGGAATTTTTATCGTACAAAACGCAGCCCTTATATCGTAAGATTTACATACAACATCGCCTTGCAAAAAAGACCGACTCGTGAGATGCTTATCGATCAAGTGGGACTGCGTGGAGACCGTACTGGGCGGTGGGGTAATTTCGAGATTACCGATCAGCAGTTTAATGAAATATTAAGATTGGGTTGTGTCAATGAAAGTTTTATTATCCATTAAACCGGAGTTCGCTGAAAAAATACTAGATGGGTCGAAGCGATTTGAGTTTCGTAAAGGGATCTTCAAAAACAGAAGCATTAACACAGTTGTTATCTATGCCACCATGCCTCTTGGGAAGGTGGTGGGGCAATTTAGCATTGAGTCTATTCTGTCAGATGCACCAGAAGATTTATGGATTAAAACCCAAAAATACGCTGGAATTTCAAAAACTTTTTTCGACAACTACTACTCTGGAAGAAACACAGCCTACGCAATTAAGGTAGGTGATGTCGAACGATTTGAAACCCCGCTCCCATTATCAGCGCTTGGCGATGGAATTAAAGCTCCACAGTCTTACTTATACCTTTGAATCACCCGGCCTTCGCGCCGGGTTTTTTATTGCCCTTTCCGCACCATAGCAGCCGCATCCCGCAATACACCTTTGTGAATGACGTTTCCCACTGCCCTGCGCTTCTCCTCCAGGCGTTCAACGATCGCATCACGGTTAATCTACGCCGTCGATTATCAATTCGGCCACTGCGCCGCCAATCTCACCCGCAATGAATGCCGCACGGTCTTCTTCCAGCTCGTCACGATCCATAGCCAACCCTCTTTGATGATTTTATGACCATATGAAACCTTAAAATACATACTACCCACACCACCCCCTCCCAACAAATAAACAATTTGTTTATATAAAAAGACTCATTATGTTGACACACTAATAAACATTGTGTTTAATTAATCCATAGCAACAACGAACCACCCAGGCAGGACGCCCACGAAGTAGCCGTCCGGGGCATACGAAGACCGGAATGAAGTGGAAAAGTTAACGCGCAGAAGGTTTAAAACGTTCCGCTGGCCGGCGATAAGGCAAACGAGGGTGAGAATGATTGATTTCGCACGTAAACCAGCTCGACAGCAGGCTGTCCCGCTCAACCGGATTGAGGTTTTAATCCGCCGCCTCTGCTACCTGCTGGCGCAGAAAGGAGATCCGGATGCTTAAACAATGCGGTTACTGCCGCAAATCCATTGATGAAGGCAAAGAAGTAAAAAACACACTTCTCTATCGCAACGGCTCGCAACTGGCGCGCAAAGAAAAGGAATATTGTTCCAGGCAGTGTGCTGAATACGACCAGATGGCGCACGAAAGTTAAATAGTAGATCCGAAATATGAAATGAAAAATTCGCCATTAATTTGGCGTGGCTTCATACACCCTGAATTTAAGACTGGAGAAATTATGGAAATCGTAAAAATCGAAATGAACCTGAAAGCAGTTAATAAGAGCATTGCTTTATTCAATTGCGAAAAGAGAGTCTCAGGCGTTATTCACTCAAATTCAACTGGCGAAACTACTGTGATTCTCGACGGTGGATATGTACTCGGAAAGTTCGACTGTCCTCATTGTGCTGTAGAAGCCATTTCGCTGCTCACAGTCAAGGTAAGTGATGGAGAACAAGCAGGGTTTGGTAATTACCGAAGTTACAAGCTTGATTACTCAGAAAAATTTTATCAGACCATCCATTAAGAAAACGCCCACCGAAGCGGGCGTGCCCTGTCCGGTCCAACCGACCAAAGCGAACCGGACCTAACAACCAGATATATCGGGGTGCTGTTAAGGCACCTCCATTCTACACGAATTGAGGACAAAACAATGAGTGGAACTAATCCGGTATTTTTAGTCCGCAAAGCAAAGAAATCATCAGGCCAGAAAGACGCTGTACTCTGGTGCAGTGATGATTTTGAAGCGGCAAATGCAACACTGGATTATCTTCTGATTAAATCCGGTGCGAAGCTGAAAGATTATTTCAAAGCTGTCGCTACTAATTTCCCTGTCGTTAACGAGCTGCCGCCGGAAGGCGAACTGAGCCTCACTTTCTGCGATTACTATCAACTCGCTAAAGACAATATGACCTGGACGCAAATCCCCGGCGTCACCCTGCCATCATCTGAAGCCGCCGCCGCGGCGCGCCAGCATATCGTCGATGGTGTTGATACCGAAACAGGCGAAGTGCTGGAAGACCACACCGAAAATTTTGGTAACGAAAGCAACAGCCCTGCCCAGGCAACAGCCCCAGCCCCCGAGCTGACTGTTGTCGCAACTATGCCTCTCCGTCACCGCGTTCTTGCTCAGTACATAGGTGAAGGTGAGTATCTTTATCACGTCGACGCCTCCCAGAAAAAAGAAATTCTGCGTCTCGAAATGGACACCGATAATTCATATGTCCAGAACCTGCTGCTTGCCGCCGAGAATGTTGAAGCGTTCAAGAAAGCCATTGAACATGACATTCACAAAATAGTGAATGACCGTTAAAAAAAGTATTCCCTGTCGATGGAAAAACTCCTGAACTGGCGACTGTTATACAGTTCCTTAAAGCATGGCTCGAGACGAAGCATATCGATCGCGGTTTGCTCGTTAAGGAGTGGGCGAAAGGCAACCGTGTATCGGCTATTCAACGCACTGAAAGCGGCGCCAACGCTGGCGGTGGCAATAAGACTGACCGTAACCCTGATTACGAACACACTCTCGATACTCTGGACGTAGAGATTGCAATGGCCACTTTGCCTATGGACTTTAATATCTATGAGCTACCTGGCAGCGTTTACCGTCGCGCAAAAGAAATCGTAAAGAAAAAGGAAAGTCCGTTCAAAGAATGGTCCGCAGCACTTCGCGCAACGCCCGGTATCCTGGATTATTCCCGCGCCGCTATTTTCGCGCTGATCCGAAGCGCACACCCTGAGTTTTATCACTACCCCGGACGCCTTCAGGGGTATATCAACGCCAACTTAACGGAGACTGATCACGAGAACCCCACCGAGGAAGCTCTCACGGCTGCCCGACACACTCCGGAAAAAGACGCGGTAGAAGAAGCCAACCGACAGCTTGCCGCCGCGCGCGGTGAATATGTGGAAGGCATCAGCGACCCGAACGACCCAAAATGGGTGAAGACCGGGACAAGCCAGCCGACCACCGAACCTGAACTGGTTAAAAATGTTGGCAACGGTATTTTCGACGTGTCCGCTTTAATGCAGAACTCATCAACTCATGGCACAGAAACGAATCCGGAGACCACCAGCAATGTGCAGGTTCAAAAAGCTGACAGTGATGAAAAACAGGCTGGTGATGCGGTGCAGGCAGGCGAAGGCGATCTGGGTACTGGTAAAGAAGCAGTTACCGTAGAGAACCAGAATCAGGCTGAGACGCACCAGAACAACGATTCTGTGAGCCAATCTGAACCTGAGGCGCAACAAAACGTACCGGAATCGCAACAAGAAGAGCCAGAAGCAGCCTGGCCGGAATACTTCGAGCCGGGCCGCTATGAAGGTGTACCAAACGAGGTTTACCACGCCGCCAACGGGATCAGCTCAACTCAGGTGAAAGATGCTCGCGTGTCGCTGATGTACTTTAACGCGCGTCACGTAGAGAAGACTATCGTCAAAGAGCGCTCTCCAGTGCTTGATATGGGCAACCTGGTACATGTTCTGGCTCTACAGCCGGAAAACCTCGAAGCGGAGTTCAGCGTAGAGCCGGAGATCCCTGAGGGTGCTTTCACCACCACCGCCACCCTGCGCGAGTTCATCGACGCGCACAACGCCAGCCTGCCAGCGCTGCTGAGTGCTGACGATATCAAAGTGCTGCTGGAAGAGTACAACGCCACCCTGCCGTCGCAGATGCCGCTTGGAGCTTCGGTAGATGAAACCTATGCATCGTATGAGCAGCTTCCCGAAGAATTCCAGCGCATTGAAAACGGCACCAAACATACAGCCACGGCGATGAAAGCCTGCATCAAAGAGTACAACGCCACCCTGCCCGCGCCGGTTAAAACCAGCGGCAGCCGTGACGCGCTGCTGGAGCAACTGGCAATAATCAACCCTGACCTGGTCGCTCAGGAAGCGCAAAAATCGTCGCCGTTGAAAGTCTCTGGCACGAAGGCCGATCTGATTCAGGCCGTGAAATCAGTCAACCCGGCAGCGGTATTCGCCGACGAATTGCTGGATGCGTGGCGGGAGAACACCGAAGGGAAAGTGCTGGTCACCCGCCAACAGCTCAGAACCGCGCTGAACATTCAGAAAGCCCTGCTGGAGCACCCGACCGCCGGCAAATTGCTGACTCACCCAAGCCGCGCTGTCGAGGTTAGCTATTTTGGGATTGATGAGGAAACCGGGTTGGAAGTTCGGGTACGCCCTGACCTTGAGCTCGATATGGGCGGCCTGCGCATTGGCGCCGACCTGAAAACTATTAGCATGTGGAACATCAAGCAGGAAGGCCTGCGTGCGAAGTTGCACCGGGAAATCATCGATCGGGACTATCACCTGAGCGCGGCCATGTACTGCGAAACTGCGGCGCTGGACCAGTTTTTCTGGATTTTCGTCAACAAAGACGAGAACTACCACTGGGTCGCCATCATTGAGGCGTCTACCGAGTTGCTGGAACTTGGCATGCTGGAATACCGCAAAACAATGCGAGAGATAGCAAACGGCTTCGACACTGGTGAATGGTCAGCGCCTATCACAGAAGACTACACCGACGAACTGAACGATTTTGATGTGCGCCGCCTTGAAGCGTTGCGCGTACAGGCATAAGGGGAAAATCATGGAAAACACAAATATTGTTACCACTGAGCAGCAGGCACCAAACACCATTTCTGCCAGTAACGCAATTTTTAACGTTCAGGCACTGGGTCAGTTAACAGCTTTCGCTAACCTGATGGCAGACTCACAGGTGACGGTACCGGCACACCTTGCAGGGAAACCAGCCGACTGTATGGCTATCGTCATGCAGGCTATGCAATGGGGCATGAACCCTTACGCTGTGGCTCAGAAAACACACCTGGTTAACGGTGTTCTTGGTTACGAGGCACAACTGGTCAACGCAGTAATCGCAAGCTCCAGTGCCATTCATGGCCGTTTTCATTACCGCTATGGGGGTGACTGGGAGCGCTGCACCAGGACACAGGAAATCACACGCGATAAAAACGGTAAAAATGGGAAGTACACCGTCACTGAGCGCGTTCGTGGCTGGACGGATGAGGACGAGATCGGCCTGTTCGTTCAGGTTGGTGCCATTCTGCGAGGTGAATCTGAAATCACCTGGGGAGAACCTCTTTACCTCTCCGGCGTTGTTACCCGCAATTCTCCGCTATGGGTTTCAAACCCTAAACAGCAAATTGCCTATCTGGGCGTTAAATATTGGGCTCGCCTGTACTGCCCGGAAGTGATCCTCGGCGTGTACAGCCCTGATGAGGTTGAGCAACGAGAAGAACGCGAGATTAACCCTGCTCCAGTCCAGCGCATGAGCGTACAGGAAATCACCAGCGAGGTTAGCACCAGGACCAGCGCGCAGGAGTCGGCAGCTAACGTTGATGCTGTTGCCGACGATCTTCGCGAACGCATTGATACAGCAAGTTCCGTTGATCAGGCAAAAGCAATCCGTGCGGATATCGAATCACAGAAAGCGTTGCTGGGTACTGCGCTGTTCACCGAATTAAAAAACAAAGCAGTGAAGCGCTATTACCAGGTCGATGCACAGAACAAAGTCGAGGCAGTGATCAACTCAATTCCAAACCCTGGCGAACCGGAAGCCGCAGAGATGTTTGCTAAAGCTGAAAGCACGCTTGGCGCTGCTAAACGTCATCTTGGCGACGAACTGCACGATAAGTACCGCGTCACCCTGGATGATATGAAACCGGAATACATCGGCTAATTGCATCGGGAGGGGTTACGCCCTCCCGCCTGAGGAGGTTTTATGCGCCTTATAAATCGCAGTAAGCAATCGCCATTGGGCCGTCGCGCATGTGATGTTGCACTGGCAGCGCATCATGAGAAGTTCGGCGATTACGGCAGACAAAAGCACGTTACCAATTACACCGTTGTAGTGGATGGCGTAAAGGTTCCTGTCGAAGTAGTTAACCGGGCCACCAGCTACGTAGCCACCGCAATGATCGGCGTCCGGAAACTTAGAAATCTGCCAGCACAGGCAAACTGAATATTAGCGATGGCCCGCTGCGGGGCCACTGGAGAAAACGATGAGCAACATTATCCAACTGACGCCAAACAAGTGGGTTAGCGAAAAAGTTCTGATTGCGGTTACCGGGCTTAAGCCCGGAACCATTACCCGCGCCAGAAAAGAATCCTGGATGCTGGGCCGCGAGTACCTGCACATTTCACCAGACGGAAATCCGAAGCCTTCGAGCGAATGCATATACAACAGAGAAGCCGTTGATCAGTGGATCGAGGCGCAGAAAAAAAAATCAACCAGGTGCGAAGACAACATGAAAAGCAGTACACTCGTCAATGCTCCTGGACGTCAGGAGGGATTAATGGCTAATGCATCATACCCGACAGGCGTCGAAAACCACGGCGGTTCGCTCCGCATCTGGTTTCTGTATAAAGGTAAACGTGTCAGGGAAAACCTTGGTATCCCTGACACTGCAAAAAATCGCAAGATAGCTGGCGAACTGCGTTCTTCGGTTTGTTTTGCGATAAGGATGGGGAATTTTAACTATGTGGAAAAATTCCCAAACTCACCGAACCTTGCCCGGTTCGGTCAGGATAGAAAGGAAATTACTGTGCTGGAGCTTACCGAAAGATGGTCCGAGCTGAAGAGAATGGAGATCAGCTCTAATACCATGAGTAGGTACGAATCTATCATAAAAAACATGCTTCCACTCATCGGCGAAAAACAAA